CTTGTGTCTCTAATTGCTCACAGGGGTTCTTAAGTAGATGTTTAACTTTTTCAGGACTTTTAGCACCACCCTTTAATTTCTTGTAAACAGCCCAATTGTCTCTAATGGCGGACTTGTATTCAACTATTAATTGGCCATTTTCATACGCCTCAGCTAGGTCCTTAACTCCAGATTCTCTTTCTACTTCGCGAGCGTAGTTTTGGTTTACTCTACAATTCCTAAGCTGTAAATATGCTTCTATAATATTCTCCTGTGCGGAATATAGAGCAAACATATTAGATGCGTGGCATGTTTTTAGTTCAAAGTCCTTTTTCTCTATATCTCTCCTGTTATTATCCTCGGATTGCTGCTTTTCCATGTCTTCATGTATTTGCTTTTCCTTGGCATTTTGTTTTTCCTGCTCAACAAGTGCTACCCTGTTTGCTTCTTCTTGACGTCTCTCATTTTTATTAGCCACGCATTCTTTGATTTTATCTGAAACCGACCTCAGCTTTAGATTAATATCGTCAACCACACCCCTATCTATTGGTAGGTTATTCTGGTATGTACTGGATAACGTTTGCTGAACCCATAACCAGGAGCTGTTGTAGTATTGGATCGCAGCGTCACTATTATTATGTGATGATAATTCCACAAAATAGTCATACCTGGCATTGACTGTTTCGTAGAAATGGATGAACGATATCAATGATTGCCTAAATTCACACAATTGTTGATATTCGTTATCGTCGTTGACATCGTATTTATATGCATTTGTTTCCTCTTCGGCTTTATTGAATTGCTTTGCAAGAAGCAACTCGCTTACTCGACTTATGAATATCTTTTGCCAGTTTTTATTGTTGACTGTATCTGCTGATTTATCTGATAGGCTGAAAACAGATAATATCTTACTAAATGCAGCATCTACGTCATTTTCAGATTCTGCGTAACTTACTGAATGGTAATTTACCAAACAAACGCAAAAAATCAAAAACAATGTCTTCCGAATCACAGCCCCCTCCTATTTTTAACATTATTCCAAGGGCCTCTTCATTCCGAAGCCCGACCCATGAATGCACCATTTGGAAGTCATGTAGTCCAGGGACGGCATTATTACATAATTTTTATGTAATGTACATTTTAAAGATTCTAAGACCGCTTAAGCAGATACAGCATGGCTCGCACCTTCAGTGCCAAGGCCCGACGTTCCGGCCAGGCCCTCGAGGTCCTCTCGCCCAACCCTTGCCCGCATGTGATTCACGATAAACCTTTATATGCTGTGATTAATGTGGTATTGAGAATGTTGGTCCATGAGGTCCACTATTTATGCGATGTTGTAGGAAATCTCTGTCACCCTCAAATAAGGAGAAAACATGCGAGAGTTCAATCCGTCGTCAAAGCATCCGGATCGTGCTGTGCAGGCATGGCTCATTCTTGCCAATGCCGCTATGAACCGTCAAACGCTGACTTATGAAGGTTTGTCGCTATTGATGTACCGTAAAAAGGCGCAGGGAGTTCTCGACAGGATTCTCGGGCATATTGCCTTCTATTGTATCGACGAAGACCTTCCACCCCTTACCTCAATTGTGGTTGGGAAAAAGCGCGGGGCACCAGGTGCTGATATCCCCATTGACCCCACTGAGTACGACACTGCGCGTGAACGCGTTTATACGACTGACTGGTACAACATTTACCCGCCGAGCCCCGAAGAGCTCAGTGAAGCACTTGCCAACCACACATAACTACTTACTAGCAGAATGTTAGTGTCCGTCACGAGACGATCCATGAATAGGGAGGAGAAAAAACGATGAAAAACGACATGTTGTCTATGAAAGATAATGGCACCGCTGTATGCAGAATTTGCGAACTTCTTTTCGTACCGTCTGAACCAGATGATCAGGAGATGCATCGAAAGATTCACGCTGACTTGGCCCGTGGGGGGATGCCACGCCGGGTCAGAGATTTCTCAAAAGATTTTGGTTGGGCCGTGGCCCATAACGATGGCGGCATTGACCGGTTGAAGGGTAGCTTTGACCCAGAACTAGGCAAGCTGGTTGTCGCTTATTCATGGTGGAGCAGAGCCCGTTCTAATGGCGCCTCAGAAAAGGATTTCAACGCTTATATGGAGGCTCACATTAGGTTTGCCGATGCGCTCGTGTCGAATGATGCGAAGCAGATAGATGCAGCTGCAAGCGCAATCAAACCATGGGAGAAGTTTGCAGGCTGAGGTAAGATTTCAGGGGAATAGCGATGCCAACCATCATCAGCAAGAGATGCCCAAAGTGTTCAACTCTGTTAGAACGTACTCAAATAGGCTGCGATATCGGCGATCCAGTTCTTGAGTGTTGGAACTGCAAGACCTATTGCATAGACAGGCACAAGAGCGAATGGGATATAATGGGCAATTACAGGAAGATAGAATTGCTCACCTACCGCGGGATGATCGCTAGCATCTACGGCGCGGTCATAGGGACGGTTCCAGTTCTGGCAATATGCTGTTTCTTCGGGGAAAACAAGATTTTCGGCCCGGACAAGGCGGCACTGCTCATCCCGGCATTCTTTCTCGCCATAGGCCTCGGCATCTCTTTCAAGATCAATATCAGGACTCTGCAGGCAGACATCATTAAATCTAGAAACAGATTGAAGATTAAAAGTTATCAGGACAAACTGAAAAGGGCGGGATTATTGTCCTAATGCACGAGCTGTATCAAGCGTATCCTTGCCAGCAGGCCGTACAAGGCAAAGTATGGAGGTATAAAATGAGGTGTTTGGATAGGTTAAAATTTGCGTGCACCATTTTTTTGTTACTAGCTTCAAATACTGCGCAAGCTATTGACGATTGCACGCCATACATAGGGAAGTTTTTCTGGGTAACAGGCTATTCTAGAAATCTAGTTGATAGAATGGATGGTGAAGCTAGAGTCAAGATATTTCCGAATGGCGATGCATTGAATTTTAAAGTCACTAGATGCATTGAGCATGACTCAAGAATGCAGATATACGTACCTACAGCCGAAGTTGGGTTGCCTGATGCTTCAATATCATATCTAGATTCATTTCGCTTATCCTACCAAAAGCCAAACATAAATACATCAAATTGCGAAATTCCGGACAAGGACCAATATGTATTCACCTATAATCCGTTGGAATCCGAGCAGAAATGCAAAGATGCCAAAGCAGCGCAACTAACTGAAAAGTTTAAAAAGTACTTAGATATGTTCATGGTTAATAAAATTATCCCTGGTACTAAGGTCTGGGTTCAAATACCGATTGTTTTAAATGACGGCTCGTATTTGCCAGCTTTCACACAGGCTGTTTTTAAAGGCATCAGTACATCATATGACGATAATGCAGAAATAATAGGGATCAAGCTACTATGCAATGGAGTCGAAATCGAGCCAACACAATATGCCGTTAAATTAGCACGAAGCTTAACAAGCAGCAATATGGATGCCGTATATAAGAAGAAATGGAACCTTAAAACTATCAAAGCTATCAAGGAGCGCAAAATAGTACTCGGCATGTCTAAAGAACAAGTGACAATGGCATGGGGTGAACCACAAGCCATTCACAAAACAACTGTTAAATGGGGCACGCACGAGCAGTGGGTGTACCGTAGTAATGGGCAATACGTCTATTTTGAAAACGGAAAAATGACTTCATACCAAGATTGACATGTGGACATGCAATATATTCGGCTGCAGCATCAATGAGGTAGTCGATACTCAAAGCCAGCCATCTAATTAAGCAATATGTCAATTTCCCTAGTTTCACTACCTCTAAGATATTCAATTCTAACATTTTTGCCATAATAATTTTTTATATTACTAGAAAGGTCTGCTGTGTCAACGATATCTTTGCCATTAAATTTCAATAAAATGTCTCCAGTAAGAATATTGGCATTAAAGGCTGGAGAGTTTTTAACTACCATTGTAACTATTGCACCTTTGTTCCGTTGCAACTCATGCTTAACATCGTCTGGTAAATCTTTAGAGGCAACTCCAAAATGTATAACAGGAATTTTAGCCCAATACGTTGCGAGATAGTTATATCGATTTATTGTATATGGGATATTGTATGATGTGTACCCACCTGGTATAACAGTAGACGTTGTGCCATTGTACCTTGTGTTTCCGTAGTAATTTAAAGAACCACCATTGCCATACACTGCCCCGTTACTGTTTATATTTCCAGAGCTATTAGATATTATAGTTTGATTAGGATTTTGCATTGAATAGGTATAACTGCCAGATACCGAGTTAATATAATTTGCATAATATATAAGAAATTCAGCTCCTTTATCTTTTGCAACTCTTACGGCATCTTCAACAGGGCCTTTCGGGCCATCGAATGAAGAATAACCTAATAGCATATTGCCATTTTCAAACATGTTCTTATTGTCTATTTCTGGAGTTGTACCGTTAATTGCCTTAGGTTCACCTGTGTAGAATTCTACATAGGCTGTTCTGCCGCCAGGCACGCCAACAAGATTGTCATGGTAAAACGTGGAGTATTGGTTGCAGCACCCCTGCAAACCAGCTATAACCAACATTAATGCACCATATATTATCCTATTCATATTGCCCCCTTAAATTTGTATAGATTCCATTGCTTGCATAACATAAGACGACCTTCTTTGGTATCAACTTATCATCAGTACGTTTAGGCTTATCGGCAATTAAATGAGAAACTTTAATTCTTTTTTCCAAAGGCTTTTATTACTCATTTTGTCACAGTGCCAAATGTCTACTTTTGGCACTGAACCTAATCCCACCGAATTCTCCTCGAATCCAAGATCAAACTCGTGCCAAAACCTCAGCCAGAATCAAGGTGCCAGATATTGACAACCAGGTCAGGTTGTGGCACTATTGTCTGGGCAATTAACGGGAGAGTCAGTCACCACTGTGTTTTTTTAACAAGGAGAAAATATGTTTTTGTTTACGTCTGAATTGACAGATTTGTTGGCGGGGGATTGGCGTCTGCAGAAGGATGGTTCATGGCGTTCCCTCAGCAGGGGAACATGTTCCTTACAGGACACCGACTTCACCACGGAGAATCCAGGCGAGATAGCTCCCATGCGGAGGACTACCATTCCATTGGGAGGGACCACTTACGATATCGATCCAGAGATGTGGTCACCGCCGCAGCCGGTACTGCATCACGCTTCTCGCGTTTTTCGCAAGGACTATCCAGATGAGCCGTTATTTGACCGGCTAAGAGAGGTCATCGCGGCGGGCAGTAATAAAACAATGAACAGGCTTATACTCAACGTGCATGGAGAATTCGAACTTCGCCAGAAAAGGCCATCGTCCTTTGATCCAACCATCGTTGTCAAGTTTGAAGCGTTTCCCGCCAAGGGCGGTTACGTTGGGTCAAAGGCTGCAAAGGACGAAAACTATCTCCAGGATATCTATTTGGCGGCGATGTTACACTGGAGGGACCACCTCAAAAGCGGCAAGACACAGCTCTATGACGATACTTACGCTGCAATGGCCACGCCTGATGTGCGACAGGAATTGAAAGAGATCAACGCTAACTGGAAACCTGGGTACTAACCTCATTGTTGAGGCCTAGATGATGCGCCGATCTGATACATGGATTTGGTTGGTGTGTCTCTCAATACTTCTAGCCGGTTACTTGTCGCTAGATTAAGTAGCAGTTTAGAAGTTATAACGGAGAGTGCTTGTATGTCTCAACGAATCGGCTATGCCAGGGTAAGCTCAAAAGACCAGAATCTCGATGGTCAACTGGATATGCTGAAGGCCGCAGGGTGCCAAAAAGTGTATGCGGACAAAACTAGCGGTGTAAGTGAATCACGTCCGGAGTGGGACCGCCTACTTGAATTCATCAGACCTGGTGATTCAGTGGTTGTGGCCGAGTTGTCCCGGATGACTCGATCGCTTTCGCACCTCTTGACCCTCGTTGATGAGTTCAAGAAGAAAGAGATTCATCTCGTTTCCCTTCGTGAAAACATCGATACGACGTCTGCAACGGGGCGAGCCTTCATAGGCATGATGGGCGTAATTAACCAGATGGAAAGAGAGCTAAAGTCCGAACGCGCTGCCGCTGGTAGGTCTGCAGCAAGAGCCAGGGGGAAGACCGGGGGACGGCCTAAAACAAGCACAGAGAAACTGGAAAAGGCAAGGATACTGTATGAAGATGGCGGCTACACTGCGGCTGACCTTTGCAAAACCTTCGAGATCGGCAGACGCACTTTTTTTCGCCACCTCGCTGAAATAGGTCAGGTCGTATGCGAAGCCAAGAGGGGAGAGATCGCAAATCCTCCACAATCGACAGTAGAGGATTTGTAGTTTTTATTCCGATGCGATTGATCCTTTATAAGTTGGTGGATGAGTCTTTTGGATTTGAATGCCTTGATGACTATTGAAAAGGCGTACTTCTTGTGCGTTTCGACAGGGGAAAACTGGATAAGTCTTTGAGGCATAGAGACTATTGAAATGAAGGAATCAGTCCAGTCAAAATCCAGAACTCGATAAATAAGCCTTCCAGGTTTTAGAGGCTATTGGAATTTGTCATACCCCTCTCAGATAAGGGTAGTTAAAAGGTGGATAAGTCTTTGATGTTTAGATGCTATTGGAATAGTTATGCTTGCCGAATACGGTTAGTATACACCAGATAGATACGTCTTCGGCTCATATAGACTATTGAAAATCCTTCGGTGTACAGCAGTTAAGAAATGCCTTTTGATGAATAAGCCACTAATTTTAGCGGCTATCGAGAAATGACCTCGTGTAATCGCAGTCTGTTTGCGTGGGAGGGTGAATAGGTCTTTAAGATTTATATGTTATGAAAGCAGTGCAACATCGTTTGCAGCACAAACTCAGCCACAGATAGTTGGTTAGTAATGAATTTCCCCGCTGCAAGCAACGGGGTATCTTCTTCAGTACAGCATCGCTGCTGCGATGCAATACATCAATCGCCCCAAGGGGCGGGGAATTTACCCTGAGGGATTAAATAACTTTATGATAATTCGGGTATCGTTCAAGCCACCGGCTTCTTTGTCTCGCTTTAAAGAAGTAGGTTATATAGAATAATAGGCACCCTACTAAAGCGATCTTCCAAAGGCAGAAAAAAGATGTAATCGCGACAAAAATCGAAAGACTTATGAAGAAATTAACCAAATAACTGATCGAGACATCTTCTGGATCGTACCGGAGGTCCATATTATTAATCTCGGCAAGTTCTTCGATTGTGAATGTATACGTATTTGTTTCTTTGGTTTTTACATTGCGGAAAAACAGTGTTATTTTGTTTCCCTCCGGATCGAATGAGTCCACTGTACCAAATTTTAGATGTTTTAGCCACATTCCTTGTTTGATTTGCATAAATACCCCCCGACCATAAATGGTTTCTTTATCTGGCTTGGTATTGGTTCATCACTGCACTGAAATTTCGAGATAATTGAATGTAAAAGTCAGGTCCTTATCATTTGGGCTAACAAACTGTAGCTGTCCCTCTTTGTCCATATATCTGTATAGACCACCTATTTATATAACTCCAGAGTCATATCCCTTGCCAAAACATCAAAATATTTCCTTGCGCTCCAGTCTGGCCGCTCACCGATAACGTAAAACCTTGTTTTCGCACGGCTTATGGCGACATTCAAGAGATTGGGTTTTCCTGCGGCCCAATCACGAACACCGGAATTACTGCCGCCGAGAACCATTATAACTACTTCAGCTTCTTTACCTTGTGTGGTGTGCACTGTACCGACTTTCAGAGAATTTAACTTAAACTCCCTACCAATAACCCTGAGTTCCTTGACCACATCTCGAAAAGGAGAAATAAGAAAAATATCGTTCACTGACACTCGATACGTCATGGTGAGGTCTCGGAGAAGCGTTTTGAGGGCTTCTCCTTCGGCAGGTAACCAATGGTTACCGCCTCCAGGGCACTTTGGGACATGTATCCACCTACTCGGGGGCCAGGGAACATCAGAAGGCTCTTTTTGGTGCACCATCAATCCACCATAGGCAATGGCGTTGGAGATTGTGAACATCGGATCATCACACCGACGATGAACACGCAGGGGGGCACCTACCCATTGAGCGTCCGCGTCCATTTCGACTACAGTGCCGATTGCTGTCGACTGATCTGCCAGCAACTGGACGGATGTAACAGACGGGTACAATCGTTTATCGACGTTCCCTTTCCATCCGGCAAGCGACGCTTCAACAGTACCGGGGATGGTAACAACCGGCTCTAGCTGCAAAGGGTCTCCGACAACGACAGTACGCCGTGATCGCCAGATAGTAGCAGCGGCAGCCTGTGGTGTCGCCTGCCCGGCTTCATCGATCAAAAGCCAGCCAAGGCCCTCACCTCCAATCGCTCCAAAAAGGCTGGATACAGAGGCAAATGTAGTAGAGATTACCGGGCATACGAGGGTAAGGCTGTCAAAGGCAGTTTGGCAGGCGTCACGATCAGAGATGCCATTGCTGAGCATACTCATGGCAAGTCCCAAGTTGCCCATTATCTGCTGTGAGTGGTTCTCTATGAAGCTCTTGTGAAGTTCTAGAGCGGAGAGGAACACCTTGATTCTTGCTTCTCGCCATTCCGGATATGCCCAAGGGCTGGATTTCTCTTGTTCAGTGACATGGGCTGTTAGATCTGGCCAGTACGGTCCTAGCCATTCACGATCGCGCAATAGCGCTTGTTCGATTTTGGTGTGGTTAGCCTGCATTTCCTTTTCCTGGCGGCTAAGCATGATGAGTTCGTTTTTGATGTAATCTTTTTGACGATTCCAATCCGAGTATTCTCTCTTTAGCTCGCATTCAGCATCTTCGAGCGGTTGTAATTGCTCCATAATACGGTGGAAGTTTGATTGCCATTCACGATGTGATCCACCGAAGGTAGATATCCAGTCTAGAATGCCCGGTCGGGTGCCCTGAAGACGGTCTAACTGGGAATTCAAGGCTGATATACACTCAGACTTTTCATACAAGCATTTTGCCATGGTTTCTACCTTTGCTTCTGTACTTACTAATTGGGGACGCCGAGTAACCTGTAACTTACAATTCTGTTTTATGCTATCCGCAAGTTCAGCTAAAGTTTCTACATATTTGCTGATTTTGCCTACTTTGTCGCGCAACAGGTGCTCCGCCTGTAATGCCATATTAAACTTCGACACGGCATCTTCCCACGGGATCGTCGGAGGTTTGGCCCCTTCTCTCAAAGCAATTAATCTCGCCCTTAATCCGAGGATATCCCCTTTCCCGTCCCAGCCGGTCCACCAAAAGGTATTAACGAAATCACTGCGGTTAGACTTGTTGCCGAGCCGACCTGCTATCATTGCCCAAGCGGGGCGATCTTTCGGATCCAGTAGCAGTCCAGCCAAATCGGTAAAAATATCAGTTTTGCCTACCCACTTCTGATCGATCGCAGTTTCCTTTGGTAATTCGAGAGAAAGGTTCTCTACTGCACCATTATTGCTTGATGCCACAACAATGGTGAACCCTGAAAGCTCTTTCGATAAACTGTGATAATTATGAGGGTAATCGGCAATCTTGATTGTCCTTTTAGCAACAAATGCATCCTTCCCAAGTCTTGCCAATATCTTGGCACGTTCAACCGATATGGCAGCAACGACATCACGGAGCAGAGTTGTTTTCCCTGTGCCTGGGGGGCCATTGATCGCAAAAATCCCACTGTCTTGCGCAAGGTCTTTCCACAGTGCATTGATCGCCACCTGCTGGCTCCAGACCAAAGGATGTTTGGCCGGCCAGCAGCCTTGTGGGAAATTATATGGTGACAAGATTGAGAGTGCCTTATCCCGCTCTTTTCGGACATCTATGCGTTGGATGTTTGCTGGTGGCTTCAGGTATTGAGAGCCTCGGTGCTAAGTCCGACCAAATAGGTGAGATTGTGGGAACAATCGAGGACATTGCTGATCAGACCAATTTATTAGCACTCAATGCTGCCATTGAGGCAGCCCGGGCCGGCGAACAGGGGAGAGGGTTTGCCGTAGTTGCTGACGAGGTCAGAGCCCTGGCAGAGCGGACGACCCATGCCACCAAGGAAATCGGTGCAATGATCAAGGCCATCCAGAAAGAGACCCAAACCGCAGTCAGGGTAATGGGTGAGGGTGTCGCTGAGGTTGACAGGGGGGCCGGAGAAGCAGCCCGTTCCGGCGAGGCACTACAGGGGATTTTGCAGCAGATTGGGGAGGTGACTCAGCAGATCCACCAGATAGCTACCGCCGCAGAGGAGCAGACCGCAACCACCAGCGAGATCAGTACCAATATCCACCAAATAACCGACGCCTTCGTCAAGGCGGCGCAGACCGCCCACCAGACGTCCGTAGAGGCGGACAATCTCAACAAGCTTTCAGGAAGCCTCCAGGACACCGTCAGAAGGTTCAAAACCAAGGAGAGTGAGGTCCTCATGCTGACCGTAGCCGCAAATGATCACCGACTCTTCGTCAACAAGATACGGGCCTCTGTAATCGGTGATGCGCAACTCGATGCAAGCGGACTGGCCAATCACCACACCTGCCGGTTTGGGAAATGGTACGATAACGAGGGCGGACATATCTGCGGGGATCTGGCTTCGTTCCGATCGATAAACGCCCCCCATGAGCGGATCCACTCACTTTCGAAGGATGCCGTGAATGCGGTTAATTCGGGCAATCAGGCCAAAGCCAACCAGTTGATGCTGGAGATCGACGCGGTTTCCCATGACATCATGGTGAAGCTTGAGGAAATCAGGCGTGAGCACCTGGGCAAGGAGGTCTGAGGCATAATCATCATGATGGCGCCATAAGCATAAGTAGCCAATTGATAAACATTTTTTATCAACTATACAATTGGCAGAGAATTGCTAATTATACGCCTTATTCTGGTTTTCCTTCCCAAGCGCCTTTGTTTTAAAGGTTTTTTGGTATCTATGCATCTCCGTTAAAAACATTCCGAGTGCGCCTAGGCGACCGGTGTGAAAGGCGCCGGCGGCTGCGGCGCCCGAGGTAGGCGGCAGCAAAGCGGAAAAACCAGAGAAAGGCCCCCGGATGGATGTTGCGCGAAATTTTTTTGGCAGTGATTTGGGTTTTTTTTGGCAGTGAGCCGCTTCAAAAAAAAGGCGGACCGCACAGGGTTTAATACCCGTTTAATCCGCCCTAAATTGCCCTATGTATTGAAAATGATTGTCGTTATTGCTAACCTTTTTAGCCTACCTTTTTATGGGCTTCTCGCTCACATGCTCCAGGCCGACGCTGGAAGGCTCTTTTCGGGTCTATGCCAACACCCCACCGCTATTATTTTCTCCCTCTTATGCCCCCTTTTTGGGAGCTTGCATCTTTTTGCCCTTACCAGGTCTTTATGATCATCTCGCGGCTCTGGTTGCTCTGGCCACCACCACCGACTGTGTAGCTGATGGCCACCTCTTTGCTTACGAACCCTTTGAAGATTTCTTTCATCTCTGGATGGTCGTTGATAGTCAGGATAGCCTTACCTTGCATGGTCCGCATGAGCTCGGCCATAGCGTGATACTGATCGATACCGAAGGGAGCTCCATAACCCTCGACCTTCCAGTACGGCGGATCTAGGAAGAAAAAAGTCCCCGGTCGGTCGTACTTCCTGATGCACTCCTTCCAGTCCAGATTTTCAATATAGCACCGGGCCAACCTCATATGAGCCTGGCTTAGATCCTCTTCAACCCGAGTAAGGTTCAGCCTGGGGGGAGAGGTAGTGGCTGTGCCAAAACTGCGCCGGGAGACCTTCCCTCCAAAGGACATCTTCTGCAGGTAAAAGAAGCGCGCTGCGCGCTGGATATCGGTGAGGGTTTGCGGCGGGGTTTCGCCCAGCCATTCGAACATCTGGCGCGAGACCAAGGCCCACTTATACTGCCGAATGAACTCCTCCAGGTGATGCTGGATAACACGATAAAGGGCTACCAGCTCACCGCTGAAATCGTTCAGTACCTCGACCTTGGAGGGGTCCTTCATAAAGAACAATGCCGCGCCGCCGCAGAAAGGTTCGCAATAACAGATATGCTCCGGAAACATCGGAATGATCTCTTTTGCAAGTCTTCTCTTGCCACCTATCCAAGGAATTACAGGTTTAAACATTTTTATGAGCCTCTCTTATTTCTTTTGGCACCGGACTATGCTAATCTCCTCACGCTCTGATCAGAGTGGGAAGCCTCGGTCTGGCTCACAGCTCGTTTGTGGGTTGGATGGCTGGGCCATGCTCCAACATGGCCCGGTCGCTTCTCTTTTTTTATTTATGCCGCAAAAGCCCATTCCCTATAAAAATCACCTTAAATTAACTAGCAAGTCGATAATAATTATCGTTATTGTTGGCCTTTTCCGGCAGCTTCATTCCGGGCTTATCGATGCTGCCTCTCAGAACGGTATTCGGTGGACTTTCCCGACTCTGAGCAAGCACCTAAGAAAATATCTTTATGACTATCTCCCAGATCTTGTAACATTTGAAGCCTATCTACCATAGTTTTGGTGTTTTCAATATTTGTGAAACTAACTCAATAAAACCATTTGGTGAGATTCGCGTCATAACAAAGATGGTATAACTGCCCAGTGGTGAGAGTTAATGCTCTCGAAATATTCCCTGATATTCCAAAGGGTACGGCTCCGTCGGCAATTATGTTGATGCAGCCATTGGCTCCATCACCTGACGCCCCCCAAAAAATGTTCGCTATGGAATTCACGGTGGTTGTGCCCGTCAAGTGAAAGGTCTGTCCCGTGGGCGTTACCGAATTGGCCGAGGCGACGTTGGCGCCCATGGTGGTTGCCACCGGTCCGAATGCGGTAATTATCCCCGTTGAACCCGCGCAAAGCCGGTTATTGAGACCATTTGTGAAGATGCAAGCAGGCAAAGCGGTCCTAGTCCCGAATCGGGTGTACTGGCCGGTGTCGTGCCGGAACTGCCCCTCAATAGTGGCCCCGTTTTCGATTGACCACGCGGCCGCCGCACCGTTAGCTGCGGTGTTGTCAAACTGCCAAATGTTGCTGATCGACGCTGTATTATCCGTCTGTGTCGAGTGCATCTCCGTCGCTGAATTGACTGAGCCCGTCTGCGGACGGATTACCCACTGGCTGGTGGGGGAGCTGCCATTGACGCCACCCGTACCATTTAAAACGGTCCTCCCGGTCCCGCTCGGAGTGAGGTTGATATTCTGGTTACTTCCTCCAGCGGCAAAGGTGAGTGCACCAGTGCCTGCTATAGAACCGTTGCTGCTACCGGTCCCCCCGGAAGCAACAGGCATAATCCCCGTGGGGGTAAAGGGGGAATTGGGAGAGGTGCTCACCGATGCTTCATAGACGTGGTATATGGCGTTGTTGGTATCTGAGCCATTAATATCGAAGATCACACGCATCCACACAGAACCGCCGGCGGGGGGCGCCACAAACGGTATTGAAATGGAGTAAGGCACCGAAGAAATGGGGAGCCATAGGCGAGTAAGCCCTGTGTTGTCGTAGTTGCCAGTGAGGAAATTTAGGCTTTTATAACTGTCGCCTGCGTTTTGGAGCCCTAACTGTATCGGACTGTTGGAATGAGCGAGCCCTGTGTCACATTTATAGGTAAGGTTGACGTAGTAAGTGGCACCCGCCGTTAAAGAGGTGGTGAGCTGCCCCATTTCAATCGCAGCGGCCGTGGACGGTTGCGCCACCTTAGCCGATTGCGTGGTACCGAAGAGCACCGTATCGGTCGTATCAGCCGTAATCTGCCCCGCGCCGTTCCCTGATTCGGTCCAGGCAGCAAAAACGTCCGCCCCTCCCGCGCCGTTGGTCTGAAAGGCAGAGTTGGAAAGAAGAGAAACGGAAGGGTTGAGCTGCTGCGTGGTATCAAAGCGAGCGCCAAAAACAGATTTAGGTTTCGCTGAAATCACTCCGGCCGAAATGTCGATCTTCGGATTGAGCGAAAGGTTATCGATAACCACTACGTTAGCATTTTTGCCGCTGAAGTTGAAATCGTAGAAGGTCCCGGTAATGTCCACGTTGGACGCCTGTTTGATGTTAAACACCCCGGACGACTTCGTAACGTAGGCGATATAGGTGCCGTTCTCCAGTTTGGTGTTATTTGTCCCAACGATCTCAACAGAATCCGGCCAGGTATCGAGGGTATAATTGACGTAGTTCCCCTCGATGTAGGGCGCCACCATTACATCGTTATCCTGGCGGCTGCTTGTTATGAGCGGTACTGTATTTGAAGTATCCCCCTCAAGTCTGAGGTTCCATTTGGCGTTCCCGACAGACTTGAAAGAGAGAAAGGTGTTCCCCTGGCCATGCCTTTTGGTGGTACCTGCACCCCCGTTGAAGTTGGTCTCCAGGTGAAGGAATTTATTGTGGTCCGAGGCCGATTGCCCGGTGAACTCGATAAGTGCGCCGTCGCCCAGATTGTAGCTGCTCACCACATCGATGTTGCAGAGGAGAACCTGATTAAGGTAGAGGCCGACAACATAGGTACCGTTGATGAAAACTCTTTCCAGGGCGAAGTGTCCTACCGCTGTAGCGACGACTCCGCGAGCTCCCCCGATGATTTTCACATTGTGTATTCCGCCCCAATGGTTACCGTATCCATCATTACCCATGATCAGGTCATCATGCGTCGAACTGGTAAAATGCAGTTCAGTACCGCCGGGTCCATAACTCGCCCCATGAATATTAACATTCGGTGGTACGGTAAACCCCCCAACGGAGTTATCAAAGTACCACGCCCCTGCGGGCATTATCAAATCACCGCCCCCCTTAGCAGACAGATAATTTACCGCTCGAATGAATTGGGCACCGCAATCAGCTCCACCAACTACTGCGCCAGGTTGCCCGTTTATCGAGGCACGGAAATCCAGCCAAGGCCCCTTAGAGATAATGTCATCACTTTTCAAAGTGCTGACCAATGTTGGAGGTACCGGCGCAGCAACAGCTGAATGCCCCAAGAGAACCAACGACAGCAACGACCAAAATAATAATATCTTCATATGTACCCCCTTTATCCTTTCAAAATTCGCCAGTTGGTGCCGTCGCTGTAAAATGTCCGTCCCATGCCATTGGAGAGATCAAGCCCCGACTGCCCCTCGACCGTTTGACCAGCCCCGCCATTTACTGTCAGAAGGTTGCCGGTGGCTCCGATGTTCTCGCAGTAAATATGGGATCCCATCTGGCCTACCGCAGTCGGAAGCACCCAGACAAGAGCCCCCGCAGTGGTATCGCCCAGACTAATTGACGGATAACTTGCGAGCGTTGTAGATACGGCTACGGTCGACACGTCTGTCAGGAGGGAGTTGAGGAAGGCCACTGAGACCTTGGTTCCCTTCTGCCCAGTTAAGGGATTTCCAGGATGGAATAAACCGTCAGATGTTTCTGGCCTCTGCATCCTGTCCCCCTAATATTTGATGCAGAACAACACGGCCATGTTGCGCGGCCGGGTCTCGGTCCCGCCGACCGAAAGCATCGGGCCTCCGTCTCCAACGCCGACAGCCTGCTCAGAGCCCGATCCCGTGTTATCTGTGCCTGTGAGAGAACTCGCATAGGGAGGTTTAAGTAGGTACTGGTAGACCCCGTCCGAGTGTGTATGAGACTTAAACTGATCAGCCTGCCAACTTCCTATTGCACGCCCAGGGTCAATGCCACGACCAAGGTCACCGCCTCGTAAAAACTCACCTCGGAAATCCGGTAGATTAAATGTCGAGACAGAGTCACCAGCCCCCCAGGTCGTACCGATTGCTGCAAAAAGGTTGAGGAACGCTGAACGCAACACAGCGCGGCCGTCGCAGATCAGCCAGCCATCGGGGGCGCTCGCCATGGCGAATGCCATCACTGCGCCCGGAGGGACCAATTGAATTGCCGTACGCCCATTAAGCGTGCTGGCGTCGGTTACCGGTGGGGGCGGTTGGTTCTGGTAGTTTATCAGTTGGTAGGCGCTGCCTGCCCAACTGACACCTATCACCTGCCCGACCCTGATATCTCCGGCAATTAGCTCCTGGCCCACGTTTTTGTAAAGTGAGACAGCCGCCAAGCCGTCCACTGCTATGGTGGTAGGCCCGGTATTGTCATGGCCTACCTTGACCCAGATCGGCATCCCCTCTACATGGGCGGTCAGCGCAGGTGGCGGCAAGGCGATCACGATCGCATTGGCCGAGCCGGTGTCAACCGCATAGTCCAGAACCCCAGAGCCGTCGGCATTCTTGCCGTCATGCCGATGGTTATTGAGCCCGTTCAGGAAAGCAGCTGTGACGCGAGTCCCGGGAGCACGGGTGACCGGGTTACCGTCGGTGAACGTGGTCTTATCGGCAAGCGCCACTCCGGCAAGGAGCTGCAGGAAGATGAATAGTAAAATGAGCCGTTTAATCATGGGCCAACCTCCGTTAAAGATAGGTGAAATTGAGCTGAATGTGAGCCGGTTTCAAATCGTTCAGTACTGCCTCCAGGCCGGGAGTCGGCGGAGTACCGGGTGAGGAAACTACTACCACCTCCCAGATCCAGTTGAGAACGGGGTCCTCCTGGGAGAGAGTATCTCCAGCCTGCCCGACGCCTGCCGAGAAGTCAGTCCATTGCTCCTCGAGAATCAACTCATCATCCGCGCAGAGCCAGTCCGCCATACACGTGGTGTAGTCCTGGATGTAGATGGTGTAGCCAAGGCTCGCTGCCAAGGCCACCAAGTAGGGCTTCTTGATGTCTCCGGACGCAGTGTGCCGGAACCAGACCACGTGCTGGCGCTCTTCGATCGATGCCCCGTCAGAAGGCATGATCTGATACTCGGCTTCCCAATCAGTCAGTAGCTCCACGCTGGTAAGCGGGTTCAACTCGCGCAACAGATCATCGACGCGGCCTGCGATCCGGGCCGGCTCCTGGGCGAGGCCGGTCAGGAGATTGGTCATTACTCCAGCGTCTCGGGGCCAGGCGAGACCGGAGGGGAGCAGCGCCTGCAGCTGGGCCAGATAGGCGTCGCCGGTCAGAGCCATGTCATGGCCCCCATCACCACGCGCTGGTAGGCAGTGTAGGTAAAATCAGCAGCGGGAACGGTGAGCGCCTGGTCGACCACGCCGGTAGCCAGGGAGACCGCTTCGTTGATATGACTAAACGGGATCGAGCCGCCGTTCTCGCCTTCCCGGACGGTTAGATCAGTCAGTTCAGCGACGACGGAGGTCTGCACTGCTGCAGTGTTCGGGGTGAGACGCACGGTGACATCGAGCGGAGCGGGTACCCAGGGGAGCACCCTGAGAAACTTCACATCGTTTGGGCAGATGTCTACGATTTTAGACCGCACGGCGGCTAGCAGGTCGTCGCTGGGCATTTCGGAGCCGGTGATGGCCGGGTCGGAAACGATGACCAGGTCGACGGTGCCTGGACCATTCCCACAGGGAATGGTCCAGCCTCGCGCGACTCCGGTAATCTCCTGAGCCCAGGTGACGTAATCGTATTTATTACCGCCTGCAGGCTTGCGTCGCTTGTAGGCCAGTACCCTGGCGCGGAAGGGTTCGGTGCCCTCGATATCGGTTCCGTAAAGGATGCCAGACTCCGCTACTATCCCGGTGCCAGCTACGCCGTCCAGGGTATTAAGCAGGTTGAGCTGCGCGCCGATCGCACAGTTACCAAGGCTCCCGGCAACCAGGGCGATGATGCTGACTCTCGCGCTGCCGCCAATGATCGTCGCATCGGATGTGACGGAGTACTCCGCACCATCGGCACGCTGCCAGACGGTCCCTTCTGGGATGACTGCTCCGTTATTGCCCGGCACGGCGATCGCGCCCAGGGCGAAAGTTGCCGGGTTCTTGGTGAGGCCATACTCGGCCCCGCCAATCACCAACTGGTCGTCATCGCAGGAGGTAAAGAAGATCTGCCGGGCGGTCCAGTCCAGGTAACCGTACTGGCCATGCGCCAGGCCGGCAGAGGCGCGGGCGAGCACTGCGGTATTGGAGCGGCGCAGGGTGGAATCGGTGCCACCCATACGGCTATCGATATCGGTACTCACCCGGGCAACCAGGTCGCTCAATAATGGCCTGTTAAACGGCATTTAAACCCCCATCCAAAACAGTTCGAAACGAAAGCGCGCCGGATCTCCGGTGGGCCGGTTAATCTGCACAGTCAAGCCGATCATCCCTTCCCGCGCCTTTACCGCGGTTGCCGTAATGCTGTCGGCTACGCCATCCTCGATCATCCAGGCGAGCGCTTCCTCGGCGTATTCCTTGGCCCTGCTGAGGGCCTCCGGGAGCTGCTTTTCCCGGGAGAGCAGCCAAAGCCGTGAGCCGATCAGATCTCCGTCGACCGCGGGGAAGGCATCGGCCCACCAGCCGCGCCGATCTGAGCCGTTATCGGGCAGTACGTCGTCGGGATCGGCGCGCCGATCGGTGAAGAGGGAGATGAGAACCGCGGTCTCAAAACCGTTATCTTCGGCGAGTCCCGGACCGGCCATCTGCCATTGTCCGGTACCGTCCAGCCAAAAGGTCCGGATGTCTGCCACGTTACTTCCCTCCGGAGAGCTCGGAAGCCTTGGCTGCCAGCTTGGTCTCGATACGGGCAATGCGCTCGGTGTAAAGGTCGATCTTGGCAAGAAGCGTCTGAAAGGGCTTAACGTAGGTATCGATGACGGCCTTGGCCCAGAGGACCATCTGAGGCAGGGTCGCGGGCGGGTCCATCAGCGGCTCCAGGCTCGTCATCTGATCCTGGGCGAACTTCTTCATATTACCGAGCTGATCTAGCACCTGGGCCTTGAACGTCACCAGCATATCCGGTGTATGAATAGCGTCTATCTTCCGCTCGATCGCATCGAAAAAATCTTTATCTGCCATGCTACACCTCTGAGTCTTTGAGCCCTTGTTCGGTAAGAGCTTGAATCCTCTGACCTAACCCGCTTAGCTGGTATCCTCTTAATTCTACTGAGATCAGTCTTAACGCTTTACGCGCCGCTGGTTCTGGCGCTTTTTGATATCTCCGAACTGCTGCAACTACAATCAAGCTGAAAGCCAAGCCCATGCTCAACCCGGAAAGAAAAATGATGCAGTCCATTCTGTTGATCCTCAATCAATGCTGACTATGCTGCCGTTTACTACTGTAAAAGATTTCCCGGTGGCATCGATAAGGATGCCATTAGCGCCATTGGTAACAGTAACGATGGCCGCCTCGACTTCATTCTCAGTGAACAGCTTGACGGCCTGCACCTCGGCGGTGTTGTCGGCCCGGCAGATGATTCGGGTCCCGACATGGTTGTAGAGCGCCGACTCCCCCTCGGCCAGGTCGCGAGGCCGGTAGCGCCCATCGTCCAGGGCGACGATGACCAGATGATCGCGGTTGCCGGAGACCGACAGCGTGACCGCCTGAGCTCCCTGGAAAGGACGGGAAGTGAGACCGTAGTTCTGGATGCGCTCAACGGAGCCGTGGGTCTCATCGGCCAGGATGGTAACCTGGACGCGCTGGATCGGCGCGGAGTCGTCGATCAGGCTGACCACGGCGCGACCTACCATCAGGCGCAGGGCGCGGGCATAGGGAGCGATCAGTTTGTTGAAGGCGCGGATGATGTGTTCCATCTGGCGGCCTCCTTCTTATCATGGCGCCGGTGCTTGTCCGGGAGGTTGATCAGCTCGAAGGCTTCCGGCAGGCAAAGGTCCATCTGTGCCTGGCTGCCGCTTTGCTCGCTGAGCGTCAAGCGCACCTGGGAGATGAGAAGATCCCCGGTGTAGCCCATGTAATCGTCCTGGACCTGGACCAAGTTGTTGGGCAGCCAAAGCCCGGCGGCATGTTCCCAGCCGGTCACGGTGTAGCTGACCCGGTTCCCCTTGCCGACCCTGATGTTGCGCTCCCAGGTGGCGCGGTCCATATAGGTGCTGCCGTCGCCCTGGTAGGCGATGGTGACGTGCGGACGGTACCGGGTAATTGACTTGTCGGGAACTGAGGCCTTGGTCTGAAAGAAGTGTTTAGGCTCCTCATCAGCCGCCGCTTCTCCCGCCACGTGGTGCTCCCAGGTCCCTTTACCCATTGCCGTCTGGCCCTTGACGACGTATTGGCTGAAACGGTCTTTCCAGCTGAACTGCCCGCTGGCGCTCTCGATGTTCACTCCCTTCACCAGGGCGGTGGCTATCCGGTTGGTACCGGTGCGGGTAAGTAGAAGATTACCCTTGCCATCCGATACCAGGAGCACTCCGCGCATACGGGCGGCGCGGTCCAGACACTCGAAGGCGGTCTCTCCATGCCAGATAGCGAAGCTGCTGAAAGGCTTGCCGACATTGATCACCGCCACGACCTTGATCCCGAAGGGTACGCAGAGGTCGGTAGCGATCCTGGTAAGGCTCGCGTTATGCCATTCTCCGGACTTGTGCACGGCCGCGCAGTCCACCAGGTCGCCGGTCTTATCGCGACCGGTGATCTTGATGGTATGGGACTCCTTGTCATAGCTTGGCGCGAAGTCATCCACGTAGCCGCTGATCACCTGGGTGGAACCCACCAGGAGCTTGCAGGCGTCGCCGGGGTTTATGCGCCATGCTTCGGGCTGGGCCGGCCAGCGCTCGGTGGTCGTCAGCTCGAAGTTCCCCGCGATCTGCTCCATGCCAAGGGTGATGCCCACGGACTGCCAGCCGCCATAATTGACGCCGTTTACCTGCAGGGTGACATCAGGCATTGGTCAGCACCTCCAGGGGGCGCCCGCCCGGGATGAACTCGGGGTTGCGGACCTGGTTGCGGGTGATGATGTCGTCCGCCCGGGTAGCGTCGCCATAAAGCCGGTGCGCCAGCACCAGGGCGGGCACTGTCACAAGGGGCGTGTAGGGCACGATCAGTGCCAGGTCGGCACCCCGAACCGCTATGTCTCGAACTACGGCGGCGCGTAGATCCGCGAGCGCCGTATAGAGCGTGTCGTCGCTGCAGGTATCCATCTGGATCTCGAGCTGCCCGGTCACGATGTCCCGTATGGCGAGCGCGTCCTGTAGCGAGGCGAAGTCCATCTCTGAACTAGTAGCGGCGGCGCCGATCGTCGCGGCCTGGCGCACGGCCGCAATGGTCGCGACCTGGTTGGCGGTCACCTGGTTGCGGCTCGGAGTACTCCCCGGGGTGGAGGGCCAGTCGGAACCGAAATCGAACATCCCCTGCCAGATCCCGAAGCGCGGTCCCGGGTTGGTGCAGAGATTCACGGCGCCGTAGATAGCCAGGATGATGTTATTAGCCAGCACGCCCGGCGCATTAACCAGGGTGGAACAGGCAGACTCGAAGCTTGCCAAGTCGTGGAAGAACTGGGCGCTCGGCAGGTCGGTCGGGATCAGCTTTGCCACGCCGCGCAACGTGTCGGTCAGTTTCTGCAGGTTGGAGAGGGCCGAGGCACGTACGAAGGTCGGATTTTTGCCCACGCTGAATGTCCGGACATAGGCGGCCTGGCTGGCGGCCGTGGCTGCATCGGCCTTGTCGGAGACTGCGCCCGCCGTGTCCGCGGAGGCCCCCGGCTGTTTGTTGGTACCTGATAGCGCAAAGGACGCCGTGAAGCGGGCCATGCCGCCCTCACTGGTCGTCTCGCGGACCTTGACCTTACCGGTGACGTCGACCTTGAGCGCGCCGTAGAGGGGATGCACCAGGGGGGCGGAGCCGGCAGTCTCGAATGCGACGATGAGGCGATCGCGAGCGGCCATGTAATCGGGGCCGATGACGTACATCTCGAGGGTGAACTCACGCGGACATTTGCCCACGTCTTCGAAGTACGCATCATCGCGCAGAGGGTAGTCATGCCGAACATTCCTGCGACCGATATCCGTATCAGACGACTGCCAGAAAAACGGGACATTCCTGTAGCTCCCTTGTCGTAGTCGCTCGCGCCAGGTCATGGGGTATGCACACTCATGAGGCCCGAATCGATCTCGAGGTCCATGCCCTTGCTCTCCATCCTGGTGACCTTGGCCGTCGAGCCATCCTTGCTGTTGATCTCGATGGCGAGCTTGGATTCCTTGTTACCCAGGGCGGCAAACGCCTTGTTGATGGCGTAGCCGATCGCGTTGCCGAACGAGGTGCCGTCGACCAGGTTCTCGTTGACATAGGTGCCGATCGAATAGCCTACTTCAGCGGCCCCGCCTACGGCAAACGCTCTGCCGGCTACCCTGCCGAGCTTCGCCAATTTGCCGAGCTTACTGGGGGAGCCCCCCGGGATCGGCATACCGCCCTCTTTACCCGGGAAGCCCCACCCTTGGCCGGGCAGCATGGAGAGGTGCTTGTTGACTACATAGACTGGAATGGGTCCCACCTTACCGCCCAGCCCTCCCAGCGCGCCGCCAAGTCCCCCGCGTGCGCCAGTGCCGAAAAGATCGCGGTAAACGGTGAAGGCCTTCCGGGCGACTACCGCGGCACCCACCACGCCGACTCCGATGCCGACATCGGTCATGACGTTCTTGGTGGTTCCAGGGCCGAATTTGTCCAGGTAGTTCGCGGTAGCGCGTACCGGCCTGATCAGATGCTCATCGGCGAGGCGCTTGAAGCTTGTCCTGGTATCGCCCATGACCGAGTTGAATTCCTTGGCATTGAGGGTGGCATCCTTGATGATCTGGCTGCCATCGGCCTCGACTTTGAGGTATTCATCGAGCGTCTTCATCTTCCCGTAGAGCTGCTTTTCCATCCCTGCAGGGCCGAAAGCGCGAATCGACTCGCGTTCGAACACCTGGCTCAGGTTTTCCCGTTTGCCGCCTGAAGCCTGGTAGATCTCTTTGTAAAGGTCGACCAGGGGGCGCATCTTGGTGTGGTCCTTATCTGCCCAGACCTTGATGCCGTTACGCTTGAGGATCTTGCCTTTCACCGGGTCGGCTATCTCACGGATGAAGTTCTCAATGACGGTACTGGTCGCCTCCGGACTCTCCATGTTGGGTCTGAGATACTGCGCCAGTACGACCAGGTCCTTCATGGCGGCCGGGCCGGTGCGCCCGACGCCGCCGATGGCGCCCACCATGCGCGGCATCTGCCCCGCCATGTCTTTGAGGATGAAGGACCCGCGCTTGCCCAGGACGGAGATCAGGTCGATCAGCTTTAGTACTTCTTCCTGGCTCTTGATCCCCTGCAGCCGGAACTGGAGCATCATCTGACCGATGTCGTTTCCGGAGCCGCCGGTGGCCTTGATGGCCGCCGCGATGTTCTCGATGTTCTCCTGGGCGAACTTCAGATCCCCGGACTTGGAGACGATCTCCTCGAAGGCGCTGGTGAGCTCCTCGGGGTTGAGCCGGATCTTGGGGAGCTGGGAGACCTCGAAGATCTTCTCCTTGATCTTGTCTATTTCGGGGAGGGTGGCACCGGCGTTGATGGCCAGCTGGGTGAAGCGGGCGGAGAGGTCCCCGACTTCCCTGATCTGCAGGGTGAGGGCGCCCCCGGTCAGCTCCACGGTCTTATGGAAGGCCAGCATGGAACGCGAGGACCCGGTGCCAAAGCGCTGCATCGAGCTCAAGTACTTCTGAGCCTGCCCCTGCAGGTTTCCTGCAAGGTCGATGATCATGGAGGTTTTAAGCTGGCCCATTTACTAGTCCTGTTTCGGAATGTTTGCCTGATACCTGATCATCCGGCTGAGTGGCATGGCGCCGATATCCGCCGCGCTCCAGTGTGTCCAGGTGGCGAGGCGAAAGATGAGCGAGTGCAGCGAGCTCCTCAGTCGGTTAATCTCGCCCCCGCTCCACTATCGCCTCCAGGGAGCCGTTCTCCAGCATGATTGCCCGCTCCTGCAGGAGATTCAGATCACCGGCGGAAAGCTTCTTCAGCTCCCCAAGGGTGAGCGGGCCGGGGTGGTCACCGATCCGTACGATCTGCCGGCGCAGTGCGTGCAGCCCCAGCATGGTATCGCTCACCAGGAGCTTGTAACCCTCGCCCTCGATGAAGACGGCGCGCTCGCTCTCCTCCGTAGCGTCGATCAGATCGCCGGCACTCGCCTCCCGGATCTCCGCCTCGTGGTGGACTTCCTCGCCGATCTTTAACCCCTTCTTTAACGTGACTTTAATGGTCGCCATGAACTACATCCTCTCGCAGGACATGCCGATCCATTTGACGGGGACCTTGCCGCCTTCCCCTGCGGTGATCTCCGGGGGAGTTGAGGACCAGGCGTTTTTGAGCACCCACACCTGCCCGGTGTCCGCCTCGAAGGTCACGGTGCCGTTGGTGACCGCCTGGATGTCCTCCAGGCTGGTGTCCTTGGTGATGCTGATCACGGAGTCGATGAAGGGCGCCACCGCCTCCTCGGCATAGCCGTGAACCTGGTCGCCGACCACTTCCTTACGGTTCACTCCGCCGACGTTGATCTTGGCGCCCTTATCGGTCAGCATGACCCTGCCATTGAATTTGACGGTTGCCCGCCCCAGTACCTGGTTTGATGCCATTGATTAGTCTCCTACGGTTATGTTGCAGGGAAATGCGATGGGGAGTTTTTTTTAACTACAGGGGGGATACTACGTGGACCTAGCGGGGTTTCATACTTGAAGCGCTTCAAAAATTAAAGCCCCGATCCTATGAAGGAAAGGGGCTTTAATAGTCTTTCATGGTGTAGCCTAAATTTGTTGCTGTGTCAACGGAGAATGATTGTCAGTCGCTAAAGCCTGAACTGCAAGAGGCCGGCGAACTGGATGAAGTTGTTGATCAGGTTGGGCGGGATGAGGGCGTTCACCCGGTTGCGGTTGTTGGCGTCGCGCTCGACGACCAGGTCGGCCTTGAACTGGTCCACGTCCTCCACCAGGCCCGCCTCCTCCCACTCCCGCGCCAGGCAGAGCTGCTCCGCGGCAAGGATGTTGGGCGTGACGATCGCCTGCCCCTCGCCGAACCTGGTGCCGTTGTCGGCCAGCTTATGGCGCGGGTACTTGCCGGAGATCCGGTCGATGAGGGAGAAGCGCAGGTAGCTCACCAGAGCGGGCGTCGTGATGTCCAGGTAGACCTCGCTGGCAATCCCGCTCGCGTTGGTCTGGTTCATGGTGATGGCCCGGTCGATGCGGACCGTGCCTCCGGAGTCGACCGTGTAGGTGGAGATCCCGTCGTAGAGGAGCACGTTGCGCTCCTGGCCGTCCCAGGCCACGCCCATGGCCGGAGGCAGCAGCCCGGGAAGCGGCAGGGTCTTCAGCTGGCGCGCCGGGTCGATGGCGAGCGCCGCCGCGGAGACGATGCCGTTGACGGCCGCCCAGATGTAGGGCGGGTCGGGCACGACGTTGGTGCCGATGCATTCCATCAGGAAGCTGTTGCGGGTGGCGCCGTAGGTGCCGGTGGCCGAGTTGGTGCCGCGATATGCGGTGAAGCCGAGGCCGTCGATCTGGCGGGTCGGCAGCCAGCGGGAGGCGAGCTCCGCTTCCAGGATCGCCATGGAGCCGGCGTCGGCATAGGGCAGGATGATGGCGTTCCACTGTTCGCTCGCCATGGCCGCGATGACGGGGGTAATGTCGGGATTGGCGGTGCCCCCGCTCATGGCGGTGATCGTGACGCTGATCCCTGCCGGCAGCGCGTCGCCGATCTGGTAGTTGATCCGGAGATCGATGTCGTTGCCGGTGAGCCCCTTCCACCTGCAGGTGAGGTTCACCTTGGCGGGGTTCGCCCCGTCGACCGCTGCAGTGACAGGCATGGTGCCGTCGGCGTTGATGGCGGCGGCCACTGCAGTGGCCAGCTGGGCGGGGGTCATGGCGCTGGTGATCCCCGTCTGGTTCAGCTTGGCGGCGATATAGAGGTTCAGGGTGCCGGCGGTAGTGGCCGAGCCAGTGAAGAGGAGCGCCCCTAAGGCGGCAGCACCCGCCACGTTGTCGGCCAGGGCGAAGCCCCAGGTCTCCAGTGTGGTGTCCGCGTTCTTCAGCGCCCGGAACATCTCAGTGATCATGGAGCCCTTGCCCCAGGCTACCTGCGCCTCGTCTCCGACGTTGATGGGGACCAGGGTGTTGACGGCGGCGGCACCGCCCAGGGCCTGGCCGAGCACCAGGACGCGATAGCGTGTCTGACTGGTACCCTGGCTGGCGCGGGAGGGGTCGACCTCGATGGCCACGAAAGGGACCCGCTGGTTGGGGATGTTGTTGAATGCGACGGTCATTGCTGGTCACCTCCGGTTGCTTTCTTGGCCGGCGCGGCCGGTGCGGCCGGGACTCCGGGAGGGTCGCACTGCACGACGTCCTGGTCGGATTCGCGGCGCAGCCAGAAGGCCGATTTGGGTTTCTCCTCCCCCTCGGCGGCGAGCGGCAGCCGGGTGGCCGGGTCGCGCACGATGAGCCCCTCCCGGGACGGCTTGATGAAAAATGATGCGGGCATGATTGCTCCTTTAGTCCTGC